GGACACGTGCTCGAAGCCAGGGGCATTGGCGACAAGCTCGTAGTGGTCGGACAAGGGCAGCCGGTGAACAGCTATGATGACCCCGCTCTGCGCCCATGGATGAGCATCCAGATCCAGGCGCCGATGAATAACCGCAACCGCGAGGCCTTCTACGTCAGCCGCGACTTCGACATCACCGTAACCCCGCGCTGAAGCGACGGCATCGACTGAAGGTCAGTCCCCCAAGTCGGTCGGCTCGAAGTGGTGGGCACGGGTCGTTTGGTAACCTAAATGGATCGCCACGCAATGGTAACAGTGGCGAGCAGAGTACCGATTAAGCTCGCAGCCGGAAGCCCAAAGTCTGCATTGCTCCCTTACCTTGCCCAATTTCGTTTCGCGCCTCATGCGAACGTTGCGTCTTGATCCGCACGCAGTTAGGTTGTGTAGGCGCGCGTCTAGTCGCGTCGGAGGGGAGCATCATGCTGACACGTCGAGAATTCCAAATTGGAATGATTTCGGCAAGTGCCGGAACCCTGTGCAAAACCGCACGGGCTGAGCAGACTCAAATAGTTTCAGTCCGCATTCGAGCCGATCAAACAATTCGAGCCATTATCCCTCCGCTTGCACAACAGAAGCTGACAATCGAAAGAGACGATTCCGGGGAAGCGAAAGAATTGATCGAGCAGGTGCCCGCCGGGCGTGCAGTCCCCATTATCTTCATAATCGTCGGCGCCATGGCCTTACCGGTGGTGCTGGAGATGATGCGAGAGGCGCTCCGTCAAACATACTACGGGGGCGTGGTTCTTGACCTGCGCACGCAGCCACCAACTATAACGAGCAATCCCAAACTCCCGGCGAATACGGTCTTTGTGATCGACCCCCTCGGCAAGACCACTCCGTACACAAGCGATCAGCTTTCGCCCGAAGTGCTGGGACCCTTGTTTAAGGTCAAATGAAATGCGATCATATCGTGCAATCTTGCTTGCACTGATCGCCGCGCTTTTGCTCCAACCTCGCGCTGCCGCACAGGCTGAGGCAACATCAGACGATCCATTGACACATGGCCATGCACTGCTTATCGGAAATTCTCACTACAGCAACTGGCCACAATTGCTCGACGTTCCGCTGCAACTTAAAGCGCTTAGGGATGGTCTAAAGAGCCACTTCGACACAGTCGACCTCTCTGAGGATCTTACAGCCGACCAGCTACGCGATACCATCACTCAATTTTTGCGCAACTACGGCAATGATCCGACGGCTCGCCTCTTCATATATTATGCGGGGCACGGGTACAGCGAGCCCCTTTTACAATACAGTGAATATCGCGGATATATAACGGGCATAGACACTCCTTCAGTTGATCGTAGCTATGATGAGGCACGACCGCACGCGATGTCCATGGAGGAAGTTCGCTCGCCTCTCTCTAGTGCGTTGGCCAAGCACATCCTCTTTGTCTTTGACAGCTGTTTTGCGGGGACGATTTTTCTAACTCGAACGGATGAGCGACCGCCGAAATGGGCGTTAGAGAACGGAATTTTAACGCCGAATGAGGTGGCACGGATTATGAGTCAACCATCTCGCGATATCATAACAGCGGGAGACGCTAATCAACTTGTGCCGGCGCATAGCCCCATCCCGGATCTATTGCTGGCAGCAATAGGCGGCGGGGCAGACCGCTACAATCATGGCGTGGTCTCGGCGGCTGAAATAAAACTCTACTTGGCTGATGAGGTACGGAAGCTGCCTGCCGTCAAACTTTCTCCATTGGAAGGACGTCTTCAAGATCAACGTTTCGCTCAAGGCGACTTTCTGTTCCGAATTATTCAATCTGCCGCACCAGTTCTGGTTGACCATCAGCAGGATGCTAGCGATTTCTCGAAAGGGCCGCATGCCACCGCGTTCTTGTTAAACAACGTACTCGCGCATGCAAAATGCGAATTGCGAGATGTCCTAACGCACATCAGTTTTTCTGATAAAGCGAGCGCTGCCCGTTACAAAAGGCGGACTCTGCAATGGTTAGAGTCCATGAGCGGCACGATTTCAATAAAGCTCTTTGTTGATGAGCAGGGGCGCACTGAAGTGGTTGATTACCCGTTTGTGGTCAAGCGCGACTTCCTTACACAGGCGGGTATCGCACCTTGTATCGCGGCCGAAGGGGATAGTGATCTTGGGATAAGCGATTGGTTGGACAGTGTGACCCTGCCATTTCTTATTTCTGCTAGTGTATCGAAAGATGTTACTCTTTCTCCACCTAATCGCTTGTCGCATGAAGTTGGTTTCGTTACGACGCGGGGAAAAGTGGTTCAGGCTTACGCAGGTAGTGGGGGCCGTGCCGGCCCCCTGTGGACTGTCGGAAGAGCAAATACGGGTTACTTGACGATTTCGCTAACGTCAGTTCACCAATGATGAAGTGATCTAGCTCGCAGCTAAATACTCCCTGGGCGATCGTCAAAATGCTACGTCCTGCTCGTGGTGCAGGCGAAAGCGTTACAGCTCCCCCTACCAGATGACGCGCTGAAGATCGTGATGCGGGGACCGGATAGGGAAGACAAGGCGGCAGCATGAGGTTTGTGGAGCAACGCCCCTTTTGCGGATGCAGAGCCGCGGCGCGCAAGCTGGTCCAGATCGCAAATACCGTCGAGCCCGTTCGGGACATACCTAAAGTTCACCGAGACGGAGCGGCCCCGTTCCCCTGACGATTGCGCCCGCTCGCGCTAGCCATCTAACAGTGCAACCTCAACGAATTTGCTGCCTCCCGGGGGCAACACCATGAAAAGAATTGTCATCTGTTGCGACGGTACGGGCAACGACATTGATGAGAAAAATGAAAACATTTCGAATGTTCTCAAGCTCTTTCGATGCCTGCGGAAGACCGACAAGACGATGCCACGCCAACTGGTATACTATGATCCCGGCGTCGGCACTCTGTCGCGACCAAACCCGTGGCGAAGGCTCTGGCAGGAATTGTTCGCCATTTTTGGCTTGATGACAGCCTATGGACTCGACGAACACTTGCTTGCCGCTTACGAATTTCTTGTCGACAGTTATGAGGATGGTGATGAAATCTTTCTGTTCGGATTCAGTCGTGGCGCCCACACCGTCCGCATCTTAGCTGGTCTGATCCATGACATCGGATTGCTGCGGCCTGAGCAAAACAATCTAGCAGCGATAGGGCTGGATAGGTACAAACAAGCCAGCGTGAGCACGGAGCTAGACCGGCCCTTCAGGTCGCGCTTGATAGAAGACGACACGATTGACGACGAAATTTGGACGGTTACGAGAGAAGCCTTTCGAGCAAGGCACTTTGGTAGTGTTGTTTCGTCGAGATGGCCCACGATTCGGATGATCGGTGTCTGGGATACGGTCGCCAGCGTTATTGTGCCCCGCCGCGACCGACTCTACTTCCCGATGTTGGAAGGTCACCTTCGGTTCACCTTACAAAATCCTAGCGTCAAAACGTTCCGCCATGCGATCTCCATTGATGAACGGCGAACAATGTTTCGTCTGAAGAAATGGATCGAACCGCAACAGTTTGTGCCCAACCGTTTCAGCGACCTCAACTCGGAGCCACAGGATATCAAGCAGGTGTGGTTTGCCGGCGCGCATGCAGATGTGGGCGGCGGTTATCGCGAAGTGGAGAGCTCTCTAGCGAAATACCCGTTGATATGGATGATCGAGGAGGCCGTCGCTTGTGGCCTTGCGTTCAACCGACAAACAGTCGGTATGCTGGCTTGGGGGGTGGAAAGAAAACATAGTATGTATGCCTATGTTGCTCCGGATGTTCTCGGAGAATTGCATGACTCGGTATCAGGAGTTTGGCGTCTTCTCGAATATTTTCCGAAGACTGAACCGCACAAAGAATGGCCCAAGCGCCAAACACGCTTAGGTTTCTACATTCCAGCTGCTGAGCCGCGCTTCATCCCAGAAAACGCGTTTATCCACGAGTCGGTGTTGATGCGGATGAAAATGCGTTCTGACTACCGTCCGATTAATCTGCCGTCGAGCTATCGAACGGTTGCGATGACCGCTGAGCTTTGACTTTTGCAAGAAGCGAGCGGAATGGGCCACAGAGTTGAAACCAGAACAACCTAACTTCCGGCTGATCGCGTCAGCCACAAAACTGAGGACGTTCCCCTGATGGCTCGATGAAGCCAATCCGTGAACGGTCTGAGGTAAATCTCGAAGAACCGCCGTACCACATAGCTGCGGATTATCGAGATCACGGTGAAGATCAGCGTGATCTCGAAGCTCTGCTCGATCCGGACATGGAAGCCGAACAGCGGCAGCACCGCCCGGTTTGCCCAGATCGACACGACGAAGGCGATCACGGAGCCCGTGACCACCTCCACCAGCGACATAGTGCGGGACTGAGCCGTCAGAGCATGCTCATCGCGAGCGACAGTCCGGCCTGAGCCACAGCCGCCTTCTTTGAGCCGGAGAACGACGTACCCACCACGCGCTTGTAGTGGTCGAGCATTGCCGTATCGAGATCCGCGTAGAGCTGCTTCAGGCTCGAGTCGTTGTGGATGGTGAAGTGCGGCTTGATCCTGTCGATGCGCTCGCTGTCGTGGACACCCCAAAGGAGTCCGAACTTGTCGTACAAGAACTCGCCGATCTTGCCCCATTTGAACTTGGCCGGCCGCGTGCCCGGGCGCTTGATCATGATGACCATGCCACCGCGGCGCCGGATCGCGTCCGCTTCGTTCGGGAAGCGCACGGAGTCGTTCATCACGGCGTCGCCGTCCTCGATGCCGCGCTCCCAGGTCTTGGCCCAGAGGTCCTCGCCGATCAGCTTGCGGCCCCACTCTGTGCCGATGGTGATCTGGGCGTAGCGCGAGGTAACACCGAGGCAAGGGATGATCTGCTCCTTGAGATCGCCCTCCAGGTAGCGCGTGATCTCGTCCGACTTCATCCCGTTCGCTTGCAGCAGCACCGCGAGCATCGCCCTCAGCGGCTCGGCGATGTGACGTCTCTTGATGCCGTACTTCTTCTCCAGATACAGGGCCGCAGTCGTTTTGCCCGACTGCGCAAACCCTGAGAGACCAACTACTGTCATTTGCTTCTTCTCCATTTGCATTCAAGCAAACACATGGGCGTGCGAAGGCGGCTTGTTCCCCTTCGCGAGGTTTTCCGGGGCTGGCAGAACTTGAAGATTCCACGGCACATGAAGGCCGCAAAAGTTCTTACCCCTCAGCGGAAAGATGTGATCGACGTGGTGCTCGATACCGGTTGCAGCTGTTAACTCAGCTGCCTCGCGGTATTTCTCAGCGATCTCGTCGAGCTGCGCCGACGTCAGCCAACTTGGAGTTGCCTGAAGTTCTGCAGCCCTACGTCGTGCGTTGTAAGAAGCGAGCTTGTGCGGGTTGGCAAGCTGCCAGTTGCGGATGTGGATCTTCCGGCCATCCGGATCAGCAGCGTATCTTGCCCTGTCCTTCGCTCTGATCTCTTCAGCCTTACTCAGACGCCTGTTGCGCTCCGCCTCCGCTCTCTTCTCGCGATTTGCAGCGTTGTAGGTGTTGTTCTTTTCTCGCAGAACATCCGCGTTTTTGAGATAGTAGGCTTTGTTGTGGTCGCGCCGCTTCGCCCTGACCGTCTCGAGATTGCGAGACTGCCAAGCGACTGTAGCTGCCTTCGAGCATTCTGCGCATGCTCTGGCGGCCGTATACCGGGAAGCGACATGGCCACGCGAGCACGGCTTGCCGGTGAAATAACGAGCGCTCCCGGAAGCAAGAGCCTCAGCTCTCGTTCCAAGAAGCGATTTGCATTCAAGCAAATCACCGGACATGCGAAGTCTCTGCTGGCAGGCGGATGATTGGCTTCTCTGGCCGCCATTTTCCGCGCTGTAGCGTTATCAGCGCTCGCTTTCCGTCCTGATACTGGACCACATGTGAAACCGCCCAGCCTGATGGTCCTTTGTTGTAGCCCATCCTCAGCTGCATGCTGCCGGAGACGTACACACCCTCGTTGATCTCGGGGCTGTGCTTGTCTCCGATCGTCATCTTGCGGCCCATGCGGGCGAATCCGGCGACTGTGCCCCTGGCGCCGTTTGCCCCACGGAAGCCGTGGTTGCCGACCTCGATGCCATCGATCACGCGGCTATAGCCGTCGTGGCACCACTCGATCTTGTCGCCCAGCTCCGGACATTTGAGCCGGATGGCGTGTTCGAGCAGCGAGAAGCGCGGCGCAGGTAGGTCGTTGTCGAGCGCATGCGAGCGCGCCTCGACGTATCCGAGGTAGGCGTCCTCAAGCTGGAGTCCGAAGCGCACGTTGCAGCCGTCATTGCGGTACCGCCCTTCCCGCGCGTACTTCTCCTGCGCTAGGTCATGGTTTCCCTCGGCAACGATGCCCTGACGATCCTCGCCGATCGTGCGCAACAGGAAGGCGCCGCACTGGACGACCTCGTCTTCGACGCTGTCGCGGCCACGGATGGCCATCTCATAGCTGTAGGCGTTGTCACCGAGGTGGTGATGGTTGCCCGGCTCGTTGTCGAAGATGTCGTGGACGATGATGTGCTCAGGGTTGAGGACGTCGACCAGGCTGTTCCGGTACTTGGCCACGTTGCCGCGCATGTCCCAGCCGAACGTCGCCATAGTGTTGGCGGTATCGAGCTTGCGGACATGGATATCGGCGCAGGTCAGCGCCTTGACCCGGTGACCGGTGGTGACCTCGGCGTTCGCTACATGGCAGTCCAGGTCGTAGAAGGACCCGTCCTCGCCCGCGGTGATCTGGCGGCAAAATGCATCGCCGATTTCATCGAACTGAACGACGGTTGCGCCGATCACCTGGTGGAAGATCGACTTCACGCCCGCCCTGCGCGGGATGACCTTCGGCCGCGTGACCGCGCCGGACGTCATGACGTGGTGAGCCTGGACGTTGGGATCGGTCGAGGGCACGGCCTTGAGCTGACGTTTCGCATGCGGGACCACAGCCCAACGGCCTCGGCTGTAGGTGACTAGATCCGAAACTGGCTGCGACGCGGTCGGGAGGATGTTTAGTTCGCCGCAGAACACGAAGTTGTCGCCGATCTTCATCTGGCCGAAGCACAGATATGGCGTCAGCTCGGTGGCGTATTCGCGGGAGGTCGGATTGTTCTCTGCCCACCACTGCGTCTCATAGGTCCAGGGACCAATGACGATCTTGGCGTCGAGATAGGCCGCATAGGCCTGCAGGTTGACCCAGAACTCCTCGTGCAGCAGCGCGTCGTTCTGCGCGCCAGTGAAGATGAAGTTCTGGTTCCGCGGATCCTTGACCGGGGCGACACGCAACGTGTCGGTCATCCAAGTCCGCGGCGTGCCCTCCTTGATGACGTAACCGCCGGCATCGCGATCGTAGCGGCGTACGAGATAGGAGTCGATGATGATGGCTTCCGGGTTGATGACCGGATAGTTCGAGCGAGTGATGAGGGAGGTTACTTCGGCCGACAGATCGACAGCGCGCCTGTGGGCGTGCTCCTCGGCTGACAGTTCTTCGCCGGCTTCCTTGGCGCCACGGGTCACGGTGGCTGCGGGCTGCGGCGGGGCATAGAGCGACCAATCGACCGCG